CTTTTCGTTCCGGTTCTATTCCCTTCCCGATCCGCCCGCGCGGATTCTACGCTGTGCGTATAGGGTTATCATTTAGGCCTGATAATCCCGTCGTCGCCCATACCGAGGCTGGGGTTTTCTCTGTATCTGGCTGGCATCTGTACGCCTAGGCGGGCTGTCTTGTTACAGTGTCCGCATGTGCAGGTTTTAGGCGGGGGCCATTTATGGAGGATTTGGGTAGTTTCGCCGCACTTGCATCTGTAGACGTATAGTGGCATATCGTCTCCTTTTGGACGGCATTATACCACATTTCTGTGATTTGTCAAGGAATTCTTCTTGACTTTCTGGGGGATTTGTGGTAGTATAGGCGTATGTCTGAAGACGAGATGCCTGATGAGATAATATCGCTGGTCTTCTTCCCGAAGGGTAAGCGTAAATGCACCATGGCTTAAACTGCGAGGACTGCCCTGATTTTCTAAGCTGCACAGAGCCTTGCGAGAAGGTAGAGGCCGCACTACCAAATCGCCGCAAACCCGACCGCGAGGCTCTGTTAGGAGATATGAATTCGTTTAGTTCGGAGTCTGCGTACCGATTTGTGTACCCTAATACAGACGGCGACGCGACTGAGGTGGCTTGTAGGTTGCTGTACCGGGCTGGGTTTTCGATTCGCAAGATCAGCTCGGTTATAGGGCGCAGCCACTACTACGTGACGCAGAGACTGCAAGACGACCCCTTCTTTAGCGCATAAACCAAACACCCCCAAAAAAAATTTAAATGCCTTGTGGTGGCTCTGTTGGGCCATTGGGGGCATTCTACGTTTTCAGATACCGCCAAAACCGTGCACCCGCCGTCTATATAATAGAGGGCCTTATCCTTGCACAAGGGTATCTCGAAAATCAAAACGCCCGCTCAGGCGGCTGAATACGTCCTAAAGGGCGAGGATAAGGCTCTGGCGTTTCGGTGCTTTTTATCGTTTGTGAAGACGATAGACGAGCACAGGCCGGGGGCAGTACACCCGTTCCCGGTGCATATGGGCTACCTGATGGACCTTGCGGACTATCTGGTTACGGAGCAGATAGTATTCGTAGAGAAGACCAGACAGATGCTTCTGACGCACTTGTGCACTGCTCGGTGCGTATTTGAGGCTATACGCGGAATCGGGTCGCTGATAGCTATTCAGTCAAAGGGCGTCAAGGAGGCTAACTACATCATCGAGAAGCGCGTCAAGACTATCCTCGCCTGCCTCCCAGAGAACGTGTTTTTCGACAGCTTCGATTCGCGGGAACTCCCGCCTCGCGCGCGCGTTCACCGCGATGGTCTAACCTCCGAGATTATGGGTATTCCGCAGGGCGAAGAGAAGGCGCGCAGTTATACGTTCTCCGGGTTCTTCTCAGACGAGTGCGCGTTCCAGCCCGAGTTCGATGAGGCCCTGGCGGCGACTATGCCCGCCCTGATATCGGGCCAGAACCAGGGCTGGTTTATGGCCGTGTCTACGCCTAACGGCAAGGATGCTTTCTTCCGTGCGATGTACGAGTTTACGGAGACTGCGGCTTAGTGGCTAAGCAGTACGCCAACCTAGATGCCGTCAACGCTGCCTCCAAAGAGCGCAGCGAAAAGATGTACAACGAGTTCGTTAAGCTCTGGAATGGCAACGTTCGTAACGGTCGTGTCCTCGCAGAGATTATCGGGGTCAGCGACAGAACCATACGCAACTACAAGCGGCGTATGCAGGACGAGAAGATCGAGGAGCGCAAGGCTAAGAAGGATAAGGACGGCAAGCCCCGCTTCGAGCTTGGCGCCTACGAGCTTCTGAATACCGCCCTGCGAAGCCACTACGATCTCAGGATAGGTAAGCGAGAAGAGTCTGGGTGTGGGTTGGAGTTTAGGCGCAACGCGAGAAACACTTTCTCAATAGCGCGTGTGCACTACACTGCCGACCCAGATAAGCGCGATGAGGCGTGGCGCAATCGAGTGTCCTCGATTATGACGCCGCGCAAGTGGCAGCGCGAGTACGAGATTGACTACTCGGTGCACGCGGGCGAGCCGGTGTACGCGATCTTCACCCCCGAGAAGCACGTACTGCCCTACACCTTCCAGAAGGGCCTGCCCGTGCTAAGGGGTTGGGACTTTGGCATGAGGCGCCCCGCTGTCGTATGGGCGCAGCAGAGGGACGGGCACATTGTCGTGCTAGGGTCTAAGTTGGGCGAGAACGAACACCTTGATAAGTTCGCTAAGAGGGTTATCGAAGAGACCGAACTTAACTTCCCTGGGCAGGTTAAGGACTTCTGCGATCCGCGAGGCGAGCAGAGGACGGATACCGGCAGCCCCTCAATCGAGGTGCTGAGTTCATTCGGCATCTACCCGTTGTTTAGATACACCCTGATTAACGAGGGCGTCGAGATAATCCGCCAGAAGCTGATGACGGTGTTGGACGACGGCCTCCCCGAAATGTACGTCTCCGCAGACGGCACAAGCATTGGTTCGCAGATGATCGTTGACGGGCTTGCTGGCGGATACCGCTTCAAGGAAGATAGGACCGGCGCAAAGCCCCACGAGGAGCCGTACAAAGACGGGTTCTACGAACATCTCATGGACGCACTGCGTTACATAATGATCGTGCTTTACCGGGTGCGCAAGTACGGGTCGCGCCCCCCTCAAAGGACTACCCAGATGTCGCGGTGGGAGACTACGCGGCGCAACCAGAAGTGGCTGAACGAGAGAAAGAAATCACTTGCGAAACGCACAGGCCAGAGCTTTGGCCGAGTTCGCGTGAGGAGTCTCTAGGTGGCAGAGCCAAACCGCGCCTTCGTCAACAAGAAAGAAGCGAAGATAGCTAACGCCGTCGTGGCTCTGTACCGGCGCTCGGAAGCTGGCTTTACCGAGGCCCGTGGGGCGTGGGAGAAGTACCGCGACTTCTACTACGGCAAGCAGGAAGTCCAGACCTCTGACGCGAATGATATCCACCGCCCTATCTTCAATCTCGTCAAGCCCGCCGTCGATTCTGGTGTGGCTATTATTACATCAGAACGCCCGGCTATGGTGTTCTCCCCCGTTGCTACGCAGGCCAGCGAGCAGGCCGAGCTTAACGCCTACGCCCTGAATCAGGTACACCCGCAGGTGTGGAAGACTATCAACGGGCAGGACCGCCTGATTGACATGGTGATGAATGCGGCCCGCTACGGCGCCGGGTACATTACCGTCGAGTGGGACCCTAACGCCAAGGGCGGGATAGGCGACATTGGCCTGAAGACGTGGACCCCGTTCCATGTGTATCCCGACCCAGACGCCACGAGCATTGAGGACGCGACGTTCATCACGTTTTGCGAGGAGATGCCCAAGGCTACTGCCGAGAAGATGTACGGCAAGAAGATTGCCGGTGGCGAGAACAGCTACGGGGACTTCGCCAAGTACCAGGAAGAGAACTCGAATAAGACTATCCGCGTCTACACCACATGGATTCGCCAGGGCGTTGACATGGATGAGGGCGAACCGAACCTTGCCCCCAAGCAGGGCATTCGTAGACTCGTCACCTCTGGCGAGACCGTCCTGCGCGACAACACCAACATCTACTGGCACGGCCAGATACCCGTGGTATTCTTCCCGTGGACCCCGAAGCCTAACGAATTCCTTGGCGTTGGCATGGTCGAGTCGATGGTGGATGGGCAGACCTCGTACAACCAACTCATGTACCTGATGTATGCAAACCTGATTTACACCGGCTGGAACTACGTTGTCACGAACCGCGAGGAGATTGCGGACCAGATCGATAATACTATCGGCAAGGTGATCCCGGTCGAAGGCGACCTGAATAGCACACTGAAGATTGAGCGCGGTAAGGGGTTCCCGCAGGAGGCGCGCGCTCTCGCCCACGACATCAAGGGCACGCTGTACGATATCGCTGGCCGTCCAGACGCACCGGCCGAGGCTATGATGCGGTCGCACCCAGCGTCGGGCGCAGCCCTCCAAACGCACGCCCAGCAGACACTGGGGAGGATGCGACTTGTGGGGCTCGCGTATAGGGGCGCGCTAGAGAAGCTGTCGCGCCTGATGCTGTCGTTGTACCAGCAGTTCTATCACCAGGATCGCGTATTCAGGCTTACCGACGACGAAGGGCAGGCGACGGCCTTTGTGTTCAACCGCGAGGACGTGATGGGCGAGTGGGACGTTGCAGTGGACATGGACGCGACGATGCCAGCCTCGTCTTCGGAGAGATTTGAGAGAGCCATGGCGCTCTTGCAGGCCGGGGTGTACCAGCCGGAGCACGTACTGCGCGCTATTAACGACCCGTACAAGGTCGAGATCACGCGGGCTATTCAGGAGGCTCGCGAAGCGCAGGATGCTCAGCAGCGCGAGCAGCTTGACGCGCAGATGCAGATGCAGCAGGAGAGCGACGCCGCCGCAGCCGAGAGGCAGGCGCAGGCGGACGAGGCCCGCATGGGCGAGCAGGAGATGAAGCTGGACGCAAAGGCCGACGAGCAGGCGTCGCAGCACCAGATGGAGATTCTGAAGATGCTCCAGCAGGAGCAGATGCAGGGGGCTGCGGGCTAATGGAGTCGCCAGCAGAGAGACGACTGAGCGGGCTTGTGCGGATTAAGGAAATGGTGATCCCGCGTTCGGGTGATCCGTGGGCCGAGGCGTTTGTGACGAAGAACAACGGTAATGGCTGGAAGGTTGGTCAGGAAGTGCGCGTAGTCGTCGAGGGGGTTGTCAAGACAACCGACCCCGACGGCGCATTTGCTGAGCTTAAAGTTAAGTCAGTAACACCGTTGCCGTAGGGCGTTATGGGGGTTAGCCCTCCCCACAGGGCGTTACGGGGATTAGCCCACCCCACTTGATGTAGCCGAGTTCGTCACGGCAGAGGAGTTGAGATGGGTGAGCAGAATCAGGAAGTAAACGCGGTCCCTTCCCCCGCAACGGACGCACAGGCCGAGTCGTCCCCGGCAGACCTTGGCGTAGAGGCGGCCTCGCCAGCCGATGGGGGTACTGAACAGTCCGTGCCGTATTCGAGGTTCAAGGAAGTTAACGACCAAGTTGCTGCCTACCGCGATGACGCTCGGAGCTTTCAGGCCATTCAGTCACTTGTTGAGCAGGCGAAAACCGATTCGACCGCTAAGCAGTATCTGGAGAATCTTCTTTTTAAGGGTGAGGCGGAAGAGCCCGCTATGGGTGAGCAGCCTGGCGACGTGTCTCCGTCTTCGATACAGGCCATGATTACGAAAGCAGTCAGCGGCCTGCGTGAAGACCTGACACTCGACAACCAACTGTACCGTATGCAGCAGTCTGGCATGGACTTCGATGAGGGAGACCTTATGAGGCACATGGCAGAAAAGGGCATCCGCGATCCGCAGGTGGCACACCGCGACCTGTACTTCGATCAGCTTGTCGAAGCGAGGGTGAACGAGAGGATGCAGAGGCAAACCACTAAGGCGCAGGCGCAGGCAGAGGCTAACGCCTCGGTCGGTGCCGCAGGCCCCGCGTCCGTCACGACCATTCCGCAGAGCGAGATGTCGGACCACGAAAAGATTATGCTTCGGAAACTTGCCGAGGACGAGGCGATGGCTCCGCCTGCGTATATGAACCAGGAGTAAGTCATGGCAGACATTGCCGGGACAATCACCGCCATTAACCAGGCGGGACAGTTCGAGGACTACTCGAACCTGATCGTGCCCTTTGGGTATAAGAAGGAAATCCTCCTTCCGCGCCTGCCTGTGGGCGAGCCCGCGCACTACCACACCATCGAGTGGCTTGAGGACCAGTTGCGTCCTGATACCATTGCGACGGCCGGTGGCGCGCTTGCTAATTCGACCACGGCGACCACGTTCTCGCCCGATTCCGCTGCGGACATGAGCCGCTACCGGAAGGGCGATCTCTTCATGGTCGGGTCGGAAATTTGCCGAGTCACCACGATTGGCACTTCGACCGTGACCGTAACCAGAGGCTTCGGCGATTCAAGCGTCGCAGCCCACTCTTCGACCGCCACCGTGCTCCTACTCGGTCGCGCGATCATTGACGGCGCTACGGCCCTCACGGCCACCGCGACCCTCAAGGTCAAGAAGAGTAATTACCTGCTTGCGCAGGAGACCACCCTGGCCGTCGGCGACCAGGAGAACGTCTACGCGCAGCCGGGTGGCCCCGAGCTGATGTACCAGAAGAAGAAGCAGGGTTTCATTGAGCACCTCAAGGAAATCGATAAGCACATTCTTTATGGTACGTAGTCGGCCGAGAGCGCATCGAGCCCCGGTTCCTTCGGCGGCATCATGGAGTTCTTGACCACGACTCATACCTTCACTGGCGCCGCTGACACCACAACTCAGACACTCACCTATGAGGCGTTCCAGTCGTGTCTTGCCACCATCCACGAGGCTGGTGGTAGCCCTAACCTCTGTGTTGCTAACGCGACCGGCATTAAGACCTTCTCCAAGTGGGTCAGTGCTGACTGGCGTAGTGATATGAGTGGCGGCGGGATCAACGTTGGCCGTAAGGTTACGGGCATTAGCACCGGTTTCGGTGATCTTCCCGTCCTTCACAACAAGCATCTCACGCACCTCTATCACGGCCGCGCAAAGGCCAAGGGTGTGATCCTGATCCTTGACACCACGAAGCTCAAGATCAGGTGGCTGCGCGACATTGGTAAGACCAAGTACGTGCAGCTTCCGTTCGCCGGGCACGCCCAGAAGGGCATGTTCACCTCCGTCCTATCGATGGAGAGGCGGAATGCTCTTGCGCACGGCGTCATCAACAGGTTTAACAACGGCGGATAGTACCAAACGCGGCAACGGGCGGGGGCAATCTGGCTCCCGCCCCGCACCGCACTAAGGGGAGAGAGATGGCAAGAACCGCAGAAAAGAAAAGGAAGCGTGAAAAGCGTAAGCGCGCACCTCAAAAGAAGGGCGTGGTCCATAGGCAGCCGGGGGATGTCAGGAATGAGTGCCTGTTCCTCGATGCCGACGACGAGTTGGACGTACAGC